CTCCACACAATACTCATACCGGTCCATTCTTGCGCACTGCTCTTTGCACACTTCATTTTCCGGGCACTCTATGCAACAACGATCGTATCCGCATATACTTGTTAATTTACATCTTCCCATCATGATTATTCCTTTCTCCTTCCAATCACCTTATCTTTCTAAAATCACTTGTTGGTGCGTGGAATAACCGCCCGTCATTGCATTTAATCATTGTCTGCTGTCCGCATGCTGTCGGACGATACTGTTTAACCACTATTCCGCATGGATTACCTGGATATTCAACGCACATCACTATGTCTCCGACTCTAATTTCTTCCATGTTACTCACTCCAATCTAATCTCTGTCCACAATGATTGCAGCAATCAGAATCCCAATAACGAAACATTTCTATATCTGCCATATTTCCAAACAGTCTTTTGCATCTAGGACACGACGCTTGTCCATTCCAGTTTTCTACTTTCTTCGGCAACTGCTTTTCTAATGCTTCGATTGCTACTAGAAATGCATCGACATAATTGTTATAATCACTTCTTTCTCTCGTTTTCTGCGGAAGTGAGCGCAATGTTGCATTGTACGCATCTCGCATTTTGTGTATTCTTTCTATCGCTTCTCTAACTTTCTTCTCATTCATCTAATTTTCCTCCCGTTATTTTCAACCATAAACCACTCTCTCCATCTTTTTCGTAGAGAAAATCTGTCTCTGTCCCACAGACCGCCAATTCATTCATTGTCCTCACGCAATCCTCTGCATCAGCGCATTTGATCGTGTCGCCTTTTCGCAAGCGCGTTTCTTCTGTTTTTGACATTAGTCATTCCTCATACTACGCAAACCTAATTTGCTGCTCATCCTCATATATTTCTATGTTCGGTACCCTATTCCCGATTTTTAAATACGGGCAGTTTGCCTCTACCAGTTTCTGTGCCATGATTGGCACTACACTGTTTCCGATTCTAGCCACTTGTTTTGCGATCGGATATCTCCTGTATTTGTAATCCCTGTCAATGATGTAATCCTCCGGAAATCCCTGCATTAATTTAAGTTCTTCCGGTTTTAACATTCTCAGGAAAATATCCTTCATGACATACTTTTCGCCTTCGATATCCAGAATCACATTCACCAGTCCGAAACGATCTTTTGTGGTAATCGTTGCAAGCGGATTTGAAAGTTCTTGTCCTCCGCCAGTTCCGTAATACTTAATTAAAAACGCAGATATCAATCCAAAATGTCCAGGTGATGTTGTGATTGTGTGTAAAGGTTCGTTGCATCCCTGTCCGATTCCACTTTTATAAAATTTTGTAACAAAAGCTGTCACCAGGCCGTACCTGTTTGATGTGTCGATTGTTTTAATTGGTTCTGTCAGCAACTGCCCTCTTGATTCTCCAATTTTTGTTTCTCCGTGATATTGAATCATAAATGCAACAGCATCTTTATTTCTCACGATATAGGGAGATGGATTGTCTATTACATATTTTCTGATTCCATTTGCAATCCTTTTCATCGTTGCATCTGCCAACGGTTTCGGTCTATCAAATATCGTTTTTCCTAAATCAGACCAATCGATATATGCCCCACATTCCTGCCATTTCGGATCTCTGAATTTAAAATTCGTCTTTTCTGGCCACACGATGTCTTTTCCGTCTCTTCGAAATATTGCATACCAGCGCTTTCTTGTAGTTGGCGCGCCATAGTCTGCCGCAATAAGCTCCCGGCAGTCGAATATATACCCGAGACTCTTCATTGCCGCAATGAACTTCTTATAATCTTCCCCACGCCGCTCCTTAATCGGATGCCCGTTTTCATCCAAAGGCCCCCACTGTTGGATTTCTTCCACGTTTTCCATGATAATCACATCAGGAAGAATTGCTTTTGCGTGTTTGTATACCGCCCAAGGCAAAATCCGAAGTCCTTTTTCCCTCGGCTTCCCACCTTTTGCCTTACTGTGGCTGGTGCAATCAGGACTCGCCCACATTAAAGCAACTCGCTTTCCTTTCACATATTTCTTCAAATCTACCTTGAAGATATCTTCTGTGAGATGCAATGTTTTCGGATGGTTTGTCTTGTGCATCAAAATTGCATCCGGATCGTGATTGATTGCAATATCTACTTGTCTTCCAAGTGCCATTTCTATTCCTACGCTCGCTCCACCTCCTCCGGCGAAGCAATCTATAATCAAATTTTCCATTTTCTCAGAAGCCCGGTATACCCTTGCCCCGGCCGGAGGCTGGCTCCTTTCTATTTTTCGCTTGTTTTCTCCTTATTCCCTCGCAACTGCTTGCAAAGCTCTTCCCACTCAACTTCTTTGCTCCGCGTCCATCTTTTCGCTGCTCTTCTTTTCCGGATCCCGTTTTCATCCATGTACCGGATAAGAGTTTCTGTCGGGAATTCCGCTTTCTGGATATCATGTAAGACTTTATGGATATGCTCATCCGAGCATCCGAGTTTTACCATCTCTTCGATTTGGAACTGGTACGGATCCAGAAAGTGCGCTGGTCTACGCATTTTCAACCTCTCTTTCCAGCCACTCTTTTTGGCTCTTGTACAAATTCAGGTATTTATCACGGTTTTCTTCGTACAGATCGTCTTCCAAATCCTCATCTATTCTTGTAAGTATCATCTTCACTGCGGAGATTTCTGGCGTATCCGTTTCTCCCGTTATGTTGTTCAAATGATCATTATTCGTCATTTTCCTCTCACCCTTTTCTTCCTCTTCCGCTTTGTACTGCCGTTCATATATGCTGCCATGTTGCCCTGTTTAAATCCGGCTGACTGCTTCATTCTGCCGCTAAAGCTATATTTCCCTCTATCCATGGTTCTCCCCCTTCAAACTCCACCACGCTTTCACATTCTTTCCGTATCCTGCAGTCTGGATTCTCACGCCCAGTTCTGCCTTTGCTTTCATGATGTCTGATCTTTTAATTCCTGCGGCTTCTGACTCCATGAGCAGCTTCGCCCCGTCATAGCGTCCACCTTCCATCTTGTCTTGCAACCACTCTAATGCTTTGTCGTAATCGGTCTTTGACATCGTATTGACCTTGTCCTTGATCTTTTCCAATTGGACGGTATTGGTGTTCAGCTTGTTCCAGATTTTCTCAAAATTCTCCTGCATGATTCTGTGATTCTCTAAAATCTCATCCCGGATGACTGTAAGCGCCTGTGCTGCGGTCATTCCTTTCTTTTCCGGCTCTTTTACCAGACTTCCCGGTTTAAGTCCGAGAAGTAAACACATGGTTCTTTCAAAATCTTCTGTCTGTTCCGGGTTCTTCGCCATATTGTAGACAAAAGACTTGCTTCTCCCGAGTTCTGCCGAGAATTTCTCTTTCGTCTTGCCCTGTTTTTCCAGTTCCTTACAGAGCAGAGCGTAGTTTATTGTTACTTTCTTCGGTTCCATAATTCCTCCTAACTAAAGCTTGCTTCCGGCTCTTCCTGTGGACATATTTCTCCATCTGCTTCCATTTCGTTTATGATGATTTTCGTTCCCGCTCTTTGCAATCTCAGCAACAGCATGTCAAATTCATCAAGGTATCTCAACGACTTAATGTCTACACATCCCAAACTGTCAAGTGTATACTCTTTCTCAAAATCCCATTTCGATATCGGAATTTCCATATTCAACCCTTCATCGTGTTCGTTTTCGAAAATGATTACCGCCCTATGCAAGGAGCTCCAAGTAGGTCTTTCACGCTCTTCTATTAGCATCTCGCAACTGACCGATTCGTAGTATGGTCCATCGTCAAACTCCACTTCCAGACCAGTTGTACTGATCTTCTTTTCGCACATTGCAATCCATGCATCAAACAGATCAGTGACTTTCATTTCTTTTTCTTCCTGCTTGATTGATAATTCCTTAAAATTTTCCAGAATCTTTTTATTCTCGATACAAGCATCGGAATTTACGATTTCTGTAAGCACCGTATCCAACTTTGGAAGGTATTCCGAAAAATCATACTTCTCTATGTACGGCACCATAACTTCGTCTATTTTTTTCTTCAGTGCACTTTCTGCTTTTCCCCATCTAAACGCTTTTTCTATTGCCGATTCTATTGATTCCTTGAATTTATTTCTGAGTATTTCCTTTACTTCTTCCTCAGAGAGACACTCCTGTGCCATTTTTAATAATTCCTCTTTCATTTTCTTCCTCCTTAATTTGACTTCAGTAGTTGTTCTTCCAGAGAGTCCATGTCGTAATTTCTACGATCAAAGTTGTTATTATTTCTATGTGTCGGTTCTGATCTAACTGGCATTCTTCCCTTATCCTGTTCTTTGGATAGCCAGGAATTTATAAATCTTGCGATTCCTCTCTTTGTTTTTCTTCTCGCTTTATTGCTGTCTAACCAAGATTTCATTTTTCTGAGTTCCTGCATCACATCAACAGCAGGGAATAATTCACTCCACTTTGATACATTGTCTTCGTAAATCCAATGCTCTGTGTTGTCATTTAATGAGAGTGAGATGACTTTTTTTCGGTCTGGAGCTTCTAGCTCCGGACAAGTAGTATTTATACTACTCTTATCTATACTATCCTTACCTAACCTAACCTGGGTTTCCAGAACGTCAACCGCATGGTTACCACTTGGTTGACATGTGGTTGATAACTGGTTGACAGGTGGTTGACAAGTAGTCGAAAGAACGTATTTTCCGTTCAAATTTTCCAATTTATTCAGTTCATCCAAACATCTTGTCTGTGTGTATCTATCTTTCCTGATCGAATTGTTTGTTTTCCAGTCAGAAATCACGATAACGCCACTTTCAAATGGAATGATAAACCCTTTTGCGACCAGTATTTTCAAATCATCTTCCGCTGCTCCAACCATTCTCACGATTTGCTTCGGAGACGATACAAAGCCGTCATCATCAGCTTTCATGCCGAATTGCAAGTACAGAGCTTGAGTCGATGACGGCATTTCAACAAACTTATCTGTGCATACAACATCTGCCGAAAACATTCTTCTGTTCGCCATCACTCATCCTCCGCAATATAGACCACTACGCAAGGCGTGTCCGAATATGCCTTTTCAATTTCCAGACTGGTCACCTGCTTATCATCGGTGTATGCGACTCCGTTCAGTCCATCCAGAATGATTTTTGCGATATTATCCAAGTCCGGCTTCTTATTCGGCTTTATTTCGCCTTTTAAGGCTTTTTCTTTATTCTTCTTAGACCAGCTCTCTGGAATCGGAAATTTCGCTAAAATACGAACTCTCAGAGGTATCTCTGTATAAAGAACGCCTGCGCTTTGTTTATAAATCCTCGCAACTTCCTTTTCATATTTCTTGGTTGCGGGCGGTGTGTATGTAATGACCTTAAATCCAGCTCTGCGGAATTTTGGTCTTTCTTTTCCAACGTGTTTTCCCGGAATTGTAATTATCATTCATTCTCCTTTCTGCTCCCGGAGTTACCGGGAGACAATGAATCTGGCTTACTTAAGGTATTTGTGACGTACTACACAGCAGCCATGAACGGGTTACAATTTATAGCAAAGGTTTACCCTTACTAACATAGTGAAATTCTTGCCGGAACTGTTCTTCTGTTCCGTAGTGCTGCAAATAATACTCTTTGCAGCGTTTTCTTAAGTATCGGTCAACTTTCGATGCATTCTTCCCTGCCCTTGTTCCGTTTGGATGCAGATCCGGTCTCAGTGGAGCTATGAATCCGTAATCTTCCGAAAGTTCTATTTCTCTTGATGTGTGGCTAAAAATATGATGACGCTCCACTCCGTAAACTCCGGTATACATGCAGTGATCCATGTCCTCCGTGAATACGCTCCATAGCTCCTTTGGTTTTCCGGTCGTCCTCTGATGACCTTTTTTCTTTTTCTTTCGCTTCGGCTTTGGGAACGCCATGTCACTGTAATCAATGCTTATAATTCAATCCCCCACAACTCTTTCATTTTGCGAATTTCATCCGGCGTATCTGTCGGAATACCAAGACTTTTGCACTCTTCCACCGCTCCATCTATCAACATGCAAGCTTCGTTGGTATCGTATTCGCTCAATCCTTTCCAACAGCGCAAAGTACAAACAGTAATGCGCTCATTTTCCTTGTTCACGAACTCTTTCTTGTTCTGCACTTCTACAATCCGGTAACAAGCTCTTGCAAGATGCACCTGATCGGATGGAAGGCTTATATAATCTGACGTTCCATATCCTTTTAAGAGCTGCAGGTACACATCGTTTTCAGTTTGTCCGTTTTTCATAGCGCTGCGCAGTTCTTTTACAAGTGTCCAAAAGTATTTTCTTTGTTGGTCTGTTTTTGATTCTTTGTGTAGGACGATATCCACATCGACATCTTTGTCACAAATCGACTTTACCAACGATCTAATGCTTTCTTTCACATAGTTCGGCATCTGTATTCTACTTCTGACCATCACTGTCATGCTTTGCTGCCTCCATTCTCGCTATAAAATCTTTGATTTGGCTATCTGTCACCTGTTCAATATTATCCAACCTATATACCTGCATAAAATTTGATTCTGAACATCTGCGCTTTTTCAGTTCGTTTCGCACTCGCTCCACTCTTTCAAATGGAGAATCGTACTTAGTTCTATCTGCCCCAAAGTACACGTCTGCTCCAATTCCAAGCTGCTTACAAGCTACAGAAATAGCGTCTGTTGTTGCCATTTTGTAACATTCATCGGAAACAAAAAGACCATTTCTTTCGTTTTGCGATAGCTTACTCCCCCCAGTTCCACAGATCGGTTGCGACCACTCACCATCTACCTTTATAAACAGTTCGATATCTACGAATGCAACTGTTTCACCTCCTGCCTGCTCCGTCCATTTCTTAACAGGCTTGTAAAACCAGCCAATGCCACACGGACCATATTCACTTGTAAGTACTTTGATTCTCCACATAGGGTTAATATCCGTCATTCCGTTCAATCGACCGCCTTTAATCGGCTTCTTCGCTTCTTCTGGAACAACTCTCACCCTGTTATATAAATCCAAATTTCCCATGCTTACACCTACCGAATCTGAATATTATTGTTCTGTACCAATACAGCTCCAGATAACTCAACGCCATCTTTCAGTGCCTTTTTCACCTTTGTTTTATCAACCTCAGGATCAGCAAATTTCAAGTATTCCTTGTCCAGTTTTGAAACATCTTGCACCTCTACACTCTCTGATTTTCGATAAGAGATGCTGACTCTTGCTGTTTTGAATTTCTCTCCACACAGGTAACCAGACAGGTATTCTTTTAGATTTCTTGCCTTGTTCTCACATGACCGCTGGCGGTCAGCCAGTTTATTTTTCTCTGCCTTGATTGCTTCTGCATCAGATAAGAGGTTTTTGATCCAGAGAGCAATTCCCTCTACCTTTTTGTCAAAATCCATCTGTAGCTGTGCCAGCTTTTCCGGGTCGATAATCTCGCCTGTTTCCTGATCTACACAATTTAAAATCTCTTCGTCAATCTCGTATAATGTTGCCATTTGTTATTTCCTCCATAAAATCACAATAATTTTGATAATGTCTTCTCCTTACTTTAAAATATCTCTCACTCTCAACAGTTTCTTGCTCTGTCATTTCTTCTTGCTCGGTATCTGTATAGCTAAGCATACTGTTCCTCCGCCTTGTCCACTGCTATTTCCAGTAATCCTTTGACTGCATCGATTGCGTTATCTAAGGCGTAATCCGACTCGATTTTTATGTTTAAATCGTAGTCACCTACCGCAAATCCGTTTTTCATAGCGTATAAAGAGATTCTGTCTCCGAAATTCGAAAAATCAATTTCTATGTACGGGAATCCGTTTTTGCCTTTTCCGCGATCTTGAATGTCAAGAACTAAATCCAAAAGCTCATGTATTTTCTTTCTATCCATTGCTTATCCTCCTAAAATCTGTTACTATATTCTTGATTTTTTGTCAGAGTACCTACGGCTCCCCAGCCTTTTTGTAGGTGCTCATTTTTAATACCCAAACACCAACCACCATCCGATCACCGCCAGCACGAACCCGATCACAGATGCTGTAACCTTATGCCAGTAGGGCTTGTCCTCTTTCGGCAGCTCAACCGATACGGAGCGGATATCCCAACTGTTTAAAGCGTTCGGCTGCTGGGTGGTCTGGCAGTGATAAGTTCCTTTAATCTCCATGCTTGTCCTCCTTTCTACCGCCTAAGCGGTTTTTCTTCTTTCGAATCCTATATTTTTCATTGTTTCATCTATTTTTTTCTCCAAGATGTGAGAAAGTTCTTCCCGGTTTAAATCCTCTTGATTTATCCATGATCCATTGATTTTAATCATGCTTACTACTTCGATTCCTTTCATTTCACCACCCCTCTTTACTGTATGCCGGTTGATCGTCCTACGTATGTTGTCCTACGTTTTTAATTAACATCCGAATCTCTGACGATCACATGATATTTCTTTATCTGCCCATCGCACTGTGTGTATGAGATTTCTCTTGGATATCCATTGTCGGCGTACCACTGCTTTACCATATCGATCACTTCTGGAGCATATTTTCTAACAGTCCCCTGCCACTTTCCTTTGGATTCCCATGTTTCCGTATACATGTCTTCTGACAAATCTAACCTACGAATAATCTCATTCACAGCTTTGTCTGCCGGCTTGCCTGAACTCTGAAAGTAAAGTCTTGCCTGCCTTGCGATATGTACCGTATCCACATACTGCTGATCCGCTTCAATCCTGATCGGCAGATTTACTCCTGCTTTCTCATAAAGCGATTTCGCGGTCAGGAGCTGGATTTTACTGTTGCATCCTGCTGCTTGGAGCATCGGCGTTAAAATCTTCACAGCATTGTTGACACTGGCGAGACGTTCGTTGTTTTGCTTCTTCTTTGGCATTTCATAAGAGCCCGTCTTTCTGATAGACGGAATAACATCCATCGCAAGCCAGTTTTGAAATTTCTCAGCTACTGGGTTGCTTGCCTTCATTCCAAGACGATAAAACAGTGATTCTGGAATGTAATCATCTTTCCCCACTTGTGGGGAAAATCCCATTTCTCTACAAAATGAGTTTAGCCTTTCCCATTTCACATAGATTTTCCCATTCTTCTCTTGCGTCCAGCCAAATCCAATGGCAGTATCTTCTGCGCTAATGGAAATGCTTCCATCTGGATTCGGCAGTGTTCTTACACTTAAACCAAGTTCCTTATTTTTAAAAATTTTTAATTCGTTCATATTACCTCCTGTTATCGTGTTAATAACAACACGATTATTATGATTATCAGAATTCCTATGACGCATCTGTATATGGTGCGTCTTCGATAAATCATTTCAAAAAATTCTTTTTCGTCATCGGAAATTTCAAACAACTCCGCAAATTTGTTCCAGTTAATTTTTACCACACCTCTTTCCTTTTGAATCTTTATTGTCATTTGTTTCCTTATCTCCTATAATTCAATTACCGAGCACCAGTCGGAATAATTACGAAAGGAGAGATTTGATGAATTTAGATGATATAAATTTCCCGGATATTACTGCTCCTAATTTGCGCCGCGACATCCCGGATATTCATCTGACGGAATGGGATGACGGTGAAAGCCCTTATGAGCTATTGCATAAGAATGCACATAATAGCGAAAAGCAACGAAAAATTCTCGAAAAGCAGATTGCACCATTAAGAGAGATCGCTAAAGCTTCTAAAGTTCAAGCAAGTATCGCTTTAAAGAAATCCAAGGAAGCGGATATTAAAGGATGGATCGCTATCATTCTTTCTTCCATAGCACTTTTCTTTGAATTCGCTACAAATCATTCAGAAATTATCAGCTTTTTAAAATCACTTTTTAATCACTAATTCTACAAATATCTTGAATAACAATACGAACATGGAAAATCCGAGGGAAAAATTCGCAAGTCTTTCGGATTTTTTTGTTTCTTTCTCTGCGTCAAGAATCATTAATTCCAAGTCATGAAACTCCATGTCGAATGTTTCTTTTTCATTAGGACATCCACAATATTGACAATATTTGTTTGAACTGTGTATTAAATTTATGCACCGAGCGCAGCGAATGAAATTTTCGTGTTTTAATAAGTATTCGCTGTACTCTTCTTGTTCCATGGCTGCGCTGTCATCTTCTTCATGTTCTGTGTATCCCATTCTTCCTCGCCTCCTACTCCAAAAAATACTCAACTGATACACCGAAGTAATCGGCTAAGATTTTTAGTTTTTCTACTTTCGGCTTGCTTCTCCCTGTTTTCCAGTCTGTAAACGTAGACTTTGTAATTCCTGTATCAGAAGCAACTCTGTAATCCGTAATTTCTTTCGAATCACGCAACTCTGCATATTTTTCGTACATTTTTTCACCTCTTTTCCGAACTTTCTATTGATTTTAGTTCGGAAATCAGTTACAATATATTTACCAGATACATTGACAAAGAATTGCGCTACAATTCTGTTTTGATTTCCGAACTTTGTAGCTTTATTATAGTGCGGATTTCAGAACTTGTCAATACTTTTTTGTACTGATTTCAGAATTTTTTATGAGGTGTATTATGTATGAAATTTATTGCAAGCTAAGAGATGAAAAAGGATGTAAAGATGCGGATGTTGCGAAAGCTACTGGTATAACTAAGTCTACTTTTTCTGATTGGAAGAATGGGCGAAGTAAACCAAAAGATGAGAAGCTTACTAAGATAGCTGATTACTTCGATGTACCATTAACATATTTCTATGAGGAACATAAGGATAATGCAGCATCATTGACAACGAGAGATGAGCGTGACATTTCCAAGACAGTAAATGACTTAATGGAAAAATTGGAAGCAAAAGATGGGGCACCGCTGTTTTTCGACGGTACTGAAATGAGCCCAGAAACAAAAATTTTATTCGAACAGCAATTAAAGTCATTAGTAACTACTGTTAAGGAAATCAACAAGGTCAAGTTTAATCCGAACAAAAATAAAAAGTAGGTGATTACCTTGAGGCAAGATGTAAAATCAATAGTGAACAATTTAATAAGCAAATACGGTACAAGAAACCCTTATGAATTATGTGATTACACAAATACAATTTATCAAATATGTGATATCGGCGATGTATTGGGTTGCTACTTACTTATTAAAAGACAAAAATGCATTATGCTAAACGAAAAAATAATAGGAACTCCAATGGAAAAATTTATTTTGAGTCACGAATTGGGACATTCTCAATTACACCGAAAAAATGATTGCTATTTCTACGGAAGCACATTGTTTTCTAAGATCAAAGAAGAAAATGAAGCTAACACATTTGCCGCAGAACTTCTCATACCAGATTCTTTAATCTATGAGAATCCAGGCATGACAAAAAGCCAGATTGCAAGGCTGGCTGGATATGATGAAAAGATTATGGAATTTAAAATCATAGTGTAATTCCTATATAAAAAAACACCTTTTATCGAACTGGTGTTTTGAAAGGAACGACAGATGACCCCTAAAAAGACATTATCACAAAAAGAAGCTGATGATTTACTTAACATGATTAAAAGAACTCTTTCCGAATCTGTAGAATTTCCATCAAAAGGCAACTCTTTAGAATTTGATTTAATTGGAGATACTAAAAAAGAATTATTCACAGCAAAAATATATCGTGGTAGAATAAATTCATTAAAATACGAAATGGGCGCTAGAATTAAAAAGGATGGAATTCTTCTATTGGAATTACATGTCAATCCAGGGAAAGTTCATCCAAACCCTGATGGCTCCAAAATTATAGGTTCTCATTGGCACATATATACTGAAGAATACGGAAGACAATTTGCTATTCCAGCCGAAGATATTCTATCTGATAATTTTGTAGAAAATACTATATTGTTTTTGAAAAAATTTAATGTAATTAAACAGCCCAATATTTCTTTTCAATTAGAACTTGTATAACAAAATGTGAAGGAGGTGTTTTTATGGATATTCAGCGCTATATAGATGATTATGCTAATTGGCTCAGAAATGAGATTACATTTTCCAAAGTTGGTCAGTATTATGAAATAAATACACCATTTTTAGATACAGATGGCGATTATTTTCAATTCTATGTAAAGCAAGAGAATGATGAGCTTTTATTCACAGATGATGGATATACATTAAATTCTCTTGAAATGACAGGATTTAAACTAACGAAAAATCGAAAGCAACAACTTAATCAAATTTTATCTCAATTTGGAGTTCAACTAGAAAAAAACGAATTAACGCTACGGGCTCCGGCTCCTGAATTTGCACAAAGAAAGCATGCATTCACACAATGCCTTATTCGTGTAACAGATATGTACATGACCTCTAGAACGAAGGTTTCTTCCTTTTTTCTGGATGACATACAAGATTTCTTTTTAGAAAATGATATTTATTGTATGGAAAATGTTTCATTTACTGGGAAATCTGGTTTCTCCCATAACTACGACTTTGCTATACAGCGGTCTAAGCGAAAGCCAGAACGACTATGCCTTGCTATAAATAATCCGAACAAGACCGCAATGAGTAATGCTCTTTTTGCTTGGAACGATACTAAACCATATAGAAGACATGATAGCCAATTAGTTGTACTGCTAAACGATTCAAATTCCATAAGCAAAGGAGTGGAAGATGGATTTTCTAACTACAGCGTGAATACTATCCGTTGGAGCGAAAGAACAAAAAACGAAAATTTAGAAATACTGACAGCTTAGATGATTTGTTTTGTATCGATATAACCGCTTCGGCGTTTATATAGAGTGGTGTGAGGTACGGGTAAGTTAAAGGAGAAAAGTGACTATGGGATTAAAAGATGTTTTTAATATCGGGAAAATAGCAAAGGAAAACGCTGGATTAAAAGAATTAATGTCTCCAGAATTTCAAAACGCTTCCGTCCTGAATTCAAAAGTTGCCGAATTGGAAGCCAAAAAAGAACGGCTTGAAAAGGAAATTGACAAACGCACTTCCAAAATTGACGCTTTGAAGAAGGAGGCGGTATTTTTCGAAGATGCAATCACGTTTCAGGAGTTTGGTCTATATACGCCACGATATGATTTTGTTACGTCAGAAGAATATAAAGAAGAATTGGATCGTATTCGTGATGCGCAGAAAAAATTGATAAAAAATGATAAAGCTATTATCGGCGCTACAACTTGGACAGTAAATGGAAGCAAAAGTAAAGGTAATAAGATGATTGCGGATATGAAAAAATTGTTTTTAAGGGCGTTCAATAGCGATTGCGAAGATGTAATAAGTAAGGTGAAGTACAATAATTTTGATATGTCTCTTAAAAAAATCCGTCAATCTGCGAACTCTATTGAAAAACTCGGGAAATCAATGTCATTACAGATTACTCAAAAATATATAGATTGGAAAGAGGAAGAGCTTACATTAGCGTTTGAATATCAACAAAAGAAGCAGGAAGAGAAAGAAGCTCAAAAAGCTGCAAGAGCAGAAATGCGAGAAGCTGCGCGACTACAAAAAGAAATTGAAGCCCAACGTAAGAAGATAGAAAAAGAACAAACTCACTACCAGACAGCTTACGAAAAACTTCTTAAGCAATTAGAAGAAGATCCAGATAACTCAGATCTTCTTGCTAAAAAATCCGAATTGGAAAATCAGCTCAATGACATCGATAGGGCTATTAAAGATATCGACTATAGAGAAGCAAACCAACGCGCCGGATACGTTTACATAATTTCAAATATAGGAGCCTTTGGAGAAAACGTCTATAAGATTGGAATGACTAGGCGCTTAGATCCTCAAGACCGTGTTGACGAGCTAGGTGATGCATCTGTTCCGTTTAATTTTGATGTGCATGCCATGATCTTCTCTGATGATGCACCAGCATTGGAAACAGCTCTTCATAAAGCGTTTGAAGATCGTAAGCTAAATATGGTTAACACGAGAAGAGAATTCTTCAATGTAACACTTGATGAGATAAAAGAGGTTGTAAAGGAAAACTTTGATAAGACTGTAGAATTTGTTGATGTACCAGACGCGGAACAATTTAGAGTAAGTCAAAAAATGAAACGAAGATAATAATTTTTCATAATAAAAACCGCCCCGGTGCTACCAACACCGAGACGGTAATACATATCCGAAGATATGCAATCTGAAGCCAAGAATATTGTATCATCTTCGGGACAGCTACACAATCCAGAACATTTGTTCATGTGCTGGCTGTTATTTTTGTACCTATTTTTACATAAATTAAATGAGGAGATGATCTAAAATGAGCGCAAGATATGCCTATGGTTACGTCCGTGTATCCACTGATAAGCAAGAAGAACTTTCTCCGGATTCGCAAGAGAAACTATTACGGGAATATGCTGTCAAAAACAATATTATCATTTTGAAAGTTTTCTTTGAGATTGGGATATCAGGAAGAAAAGCCGATAAACGGCCGGAATTTCAAAAAATGATCGGGCTTGCAAAATCATCCGATCATCCGGTTGATGTGATTCTGGTTTGGAAATTCAGCAGATTCGCAAGAAATCAAGAAGAATCTATCGTATACAAATCCCTGCTGCGGAAGCAAAGCAACGTTGATGTTGTGAGTGTGTCAGAACCTTTGATAGATGGTCCATTCGGCTCTTTAATCGAGAGAATCATTGAATGGATGGATGAATACTACTCTATCCGGCTTTCTGGCGAAGTTCTAAGAGGGATGAAAGAAAAGGCTGCAAAAAAAGGATACCAGATGTCCCCACCTTTTGGGTATCGTGCTGTTGGAAACGGAGATCCTTATAAAATTGATCCGGATGAAATGAAGGTCGTGGATTTTATCTGTGATGAATTTGATTACCGCAACTCAGATACCACAAAGATAACACGAAAACTAAATGATATGGGAGTCCGCACAAGACGAGGGAACCCTTTCGAATCCCGTAGCGTAGAAAGAATCTTGAAAAATCCATTCTATTATGGTCTTGTCGCGTGGAATGGGATAACATTCATGGGAACGCATGAAGTCCATTACTCAAAAGAACGCTTCGAAGCCCGTATGAAAAAGATACAAACTACATACAAGCCACTGAAACGCCGTGATGTATCCTCATGTAAACATTGGTTATCAGGGATTTTAAAATGCGGATACTGCGGGGCCTCTCTCGCCTACAATGGTGCAAACAGGCACTCACCTGGTTTCCAGTGCTATAAGTACAGCAAAGGAATACATACCGAATCCTGTTCGATATCAGAGAAAAAAGTGATCGCTGCACTGGAAGAGTATTTTGAAAAACTTCTTTCCGGTATGGATTTTGAATACTCCTACCACTCTGCTGAGACCGGCGAGAAGATATCAGAACGTGAATCGCTCCTGTCTGAGCTTGATAAAATTTCCAACAGAGAGAAACGGATCCGTCTCGCTTATGAGAATGAAGTAGATACTTTGGAAGAATATAAACGGAACAAAGAGCGTCTGCAAAAAGACAGGGAAGATATTTTGATGCAACTGGAAAATCTCAATAAGAATAATGGAGATACGAAAACAAAATCTGATGTGCTCAAGAACGTGCAAACTGTATACGATGTGATTAAAAATGATGCGATAGACTATGATACGAAAGGCATTTTTATGAGAAGTTTGGTAGAGGATATCGTTTATGACAAGAAAAACGGCAAACTGATCTTCCACCTTTATATCTCGTGA